GCTACGGGGACATTGATCTTGTCGCCCGTGGCATGGTGGTGGACGCTGCTGAACTTGCAAAAGCCACAGCCAAACCAGACACTGCTGAAGCTATTGCTTTGGCACTGCTCAAAAAATACAACGTAACTGCCCCTGTGGTGGTTATTGAGGAAGTTGCACAAGACACAACAGAGTAAAAAACATGATAGTAAAAGACAGCAACGACCTTCTCAATTTTCTTGTAGCCCAATCCGATTCATCCAAAAATTGGTTTGGGTTTACTCAACAGCGCATCACGGCAATTGCTCTTGCCCATGATATTGCGCGGAATCACGCAGACAAGCTAACGCCACTTGAGGCGGTAGATTATGCAATCAACTTGAACGAGTTGATTTATCACAAGATCATCAAAACCACACGACCATGACAAGACTATCTTCAGCCTTTGGCGAAACACCCAACCTCCGTACCAAGACGTTTGAACTTGCTGGTCACGAATTTAAAGTTCGTGTTCCACTGTCCAAAGAACTTGACGACATGCAAGACCGCATCAGTAAGATTGATGCAACCGAATTTAAAATCCGTTTTGACAAGATGACTTCAACTTTCCGAGATGGATCGGTTATTGAAGGCGTTGTTGTTACTGACGATGATGTAATTGTTGAAGGGCGCTCCACCAAGGAACTGGTTGAAACCATCTTGCAGATGGAAAACCGTGTGGTGGAATACATTAAGTTGTTGGTTCCTGTGAATGGGACGCTTGATGAAATTACATACGCAGACATTGAAGCTGAATGGCCCACAACTGTTCAACTTGAAATGCTTGCAAGAATTTCTGAGTCAATTCAGCCGGGATACAAGGATTCTCGAAAAAACTAATTCAGGACATTCACCTACAAGCCCGAGCGTATGTGTACGCTCATGGTGGATGTCCAGATGATGTTCCTGTGGACGACATGCGGAATATCGAGATTATGCTGTCTGATGGCATGATTGGGAACAAGGCGCTACTGCTTGCGCTAAGTTCCTTGACCACAGGCAATTTAAACTCGAAAATACAGAAGACGACAAGACCGTTTACGATGAAAGACGTTCTTCCATCAACGCACGATTACATTGTCCCGCCACTGACAAAGGAACAACAGCAAGATCAGGCCAGCAAGCAATTGATGGCATTCTTGGCTACAAGACCGGGTTCGGAGGCTTACCTGAAAGAGTAGCATGGCCCAACATATTGATACGCTTGGATTTGAAGGCAAAGACCTGAAATTTGAGCTTTCTGGCTTTGCTGACTTTGAAAAGCAAATTATTGAAATGGCAAATGGTTTCAGGATGGATACTGTCTTGAAAGAAACGCTTGCCAAGGCTGCTGAGAACTCCATGCAGAGCGTTTATTACGCAGCCCTAGCCTATGCCCCTTACGACATAGAAAACCCTCGCAGTGAGTATCGTCCGATCCACATGCGAGACACGCTTAAATTGAAGTCTAGGCTTACAACCCCCAACGACAGAGAAGCGCCAAGCATTAAAGAAAATTCGGTTGTGCTGGCTATTGTTTCCGTCAAGCGCAGTGCTGTTTCGTTGGCGCAAGAATATGGAACAACTAAAATACCAGCACGACCTTTTTTGCGCCCTGCTTTGCAATATGGCGCTCAAACAGTCATTGGCGATTTGAAGAAAAGTTTGGGTGAAATTATCCCGGCTTACGCTCAGAAACTTAGCAGAAAGAGAAAGTAATGGCTAATCATCAAAACGCTGCAACACTTGGCGTTGCACTGAGCCTTGAAACTGGCGATTTCGTCACGCAAGCAAATAAAGTTGCGTATGAAACGCAAAAGATGAAGAACGCCATTGCGCGGGAAATGAAGGCGGCTGACAAAGAAATTCAGGCGCTTAAATATGCCACTGAGGATTACGGCAAGGCTGTCACAAAAGTTTCTGAGATCGAACGTCAATTAGCAACTGGTCGCCTTAAGGACATCAAGGGAACTGATAAAGCAAAAGAACTTTTGGCTCAAGCTGCTGCATACGACAAAGTTGCTGCGGCAGCAAAAAATGCTATGGGCGCTCAGTTCAAAATGAATGAGCAACAGAAAATTCAGTTGACGTATCAGACGACTGACTTGTTTACGCAGATCGCTTCTGGTCAAAGCCCGTTTATTGCCATCTTGCAACAAGGTGGTCAATTGAAAGATGTGATGGGTGGCCTTGGCAATATGTTTAGGGCTCTTGGTTCGTTAATTACGCCCTTCTCTGTTGGCATGACCGTTGCTGCTGTTGCAATCGGAGCAACTGCAAAAGCCGCTTACGATGCGGCAACAGAAATGGAGCAACTTAAAGATGCTCTTACCCTTACAGGGAATTATTCTGGAGTTACAGATAAGTCTTTTCAAAAGTTGGCAGAAACATTAAGCGGCACAACAAAAGCAAGCCTTGGCACGACCAAGGAAGCATTGATGGCTGTTATTTCTTCTGGTCAATTTACAGGTCAATCAATAAATGCTGTAACGCAAGCAATCATTAATTATTCGCAGATTGCAGGAATTTCTGCCACTGAAGCCGCACAAAAACTTAAAGGTGGATTGAGTGGAACAGCAGAAGGCGCAAAGTCTTTAAACAATGAAATGAACTTCTTGACGCTTGAGCAATACAAGCAAATTGAAGCATTGGAAAAAGCAAACAAAAAACAAGAGGCGGCACAAGTTGTTGCTGTTGCGCTGAACACAAAATTACAGCAGCAAAGGCGTGAGCTTGGGTTGCTTGAGGGCGCATGGAAATCGGTCACGACTTCTATGAGCAACTATTGGGATAAATTTAAAGAACTTCTATCTGGTCCAACTCAATCGCAAACTTTGGATTCACTTGATAAGCAAATTTCTGACATCAAGCAAAAACTTTCTGGCACATCGGAGGAGGAGGATACTGTTTTTGCAAGAGGATGGAGAAAGACCCTTGCATCACTTCAAGCCAGCAAAGAAAACTTGCTTGAAATTCAGCGATTGCAAGCACGATCCGCAACGTCTAAAGATGTTGGGAATTCCAAGGCGGGTATTGGCGAATACGACCAATACAAAGGAATGCTGGCAAGTAAAGCTGCTGAAGTAGAAAAAGCAAAGATGGATGCCGCTTTTGTTATGGCAAAGCAAGGTGCAAATGAAATAGAAAAACTTGAGATTGACTCCGCAAAGAAAATTGTTGATGCGTATCAGGAGATGCAAGAAAAAAATAGGCAAGAAAATGGACGAGCCACAACTCAAAACCTTGAAATTTACAAGTCAAAAGTTCTTGCTGCTGAAAAGGAACTTTCTGAGAAGAAACGTCAAATAGCGGCAAGAGACAGAATAGCCACAAATAATGCTCAAGCTGAAGAAGAACAAAAACTCAAGGACATGGATACTGAGTTTTTCAAAATGAAATCAAGTGCTGAATGGGCGGCTAAAGAAAAAACAAAGTCGATTGAATTTCAGCAAGAAGAATTTAGACTGAAAAACGACATGCTGTATGCCACTGAAAAAGAAATGAAGTTGGCACAACTTGCTTTGGAATACAAACGCAAAAGGGCCGAGCCGGGTGCTGCTGGTGAAGTTGGTCAAAGAGAACTAGATCGACAAGAAGCATTGGAAAAATTCAATATTGAAATTCAAGACTCCATGAAAAAAACAGGTCAAGTTTTTGAAAGTGTGTGGGGCAACCTTGGCGCTGCCATTGACAAGTTCGTCCAAACCGGCAAGTTCAAGATGAAGGACTTTGCTGCAAGTGTCATTAGGGACTTGATTGCAATTGAGATGAAGGCGCAAGCCTCCACCTTATTGCGTGGCGTGTTCAAATCATTTATTGGCTCTTTCAATGGCGGCGGCTTTGGAACTGGCAATGCTTATGGCAATATGGATTTAGGCGGCTTTTTTGCTGATGGCGGCGATCCACCAGTAGGCAAGGCAAGCGTTGTCGGAGAGCGTGGGCCTGAGTTGTTTGTCCCTCGCACTGCTGGAACAATCATTCCCAATAACGCCTTGGGTGGCATGGGCGGTCAAACAATTAACTACAATGGGCCAATCATCCAAAACATGAATGCCATTGACACGCAGTCAGGACTTCAGTTCTTGGCTAAAAATAAACAAGGCGTGTTTGCTGCTTACCAAAGCGCAAACCGCAGCATTCCCACTTCACGATAAGGCGAGATCATGTCAGTTCCAAATACATTTGCAACAGCGACCAGCGCAATACCGCTTGCCAATTTAGACGCAAACTTTCAGTATTACGACAATGCTTTTAGTATTGTTGGAACAGCTATGGAGGTCAACTATACGTTCCGATTAGAAGACCCAACTGACAACACTAAGAAGGCCGAGTTTGTGCTGAGTGGCATCACAACTGCAACGACACGCCAATATACATTGCCAAACGCAACTGGAACACTGGCAACACTTGCAAACACATCACAGACATTTACTGGTACAACATCATTTGTGCCAGCAACTAACTCTGGAACAATTACGATTGGAGCAATTCCTCAAACTGGAACCATTACGGTTGACCGATCACAGGCAACGCACACATTGGATATTGCTGTTGGAGCAAGCGCAAGTGGAGTAACAAAAACAATAAATTTTGGAACTGCTGGTTTATCTGGTTCAATTACTAACATTACTTACGGTTCATCTGTAAGTGGCGCTACGGTAACGCATGCATTTAATTCTGGCGCAACTCAAGTGCTTGTTAATGCAAATGGATTGACCGTTAACAGCGGAAATCTTGAAGTAAAGACCGGCCCAATCATTATGTATTGTCCAACGCCATCAACGATAACCGGAACGGCAACATTAACAAACGCTGACATTCAAGCGCAAATAGTTAATACAACGGGTGCAGCAGCTTATACAGTTACGCTACCTCTTGGAACAACTTTAGAAACGCTTATAACGTGGGATGCGGTTGACATTGGGTATGATTTTTATGTCGTCAACTCAGTACCAGCCAACATTACTATGGCGGCAAATACTGGCGTGACAATTGTGGGTAGAACGCTTGTTGCAACCAACATTTCTGGACAGTTTAGGATTCGCAGAACGGCTGCAGACACATTCATTGTTTACCGCATTAATTAAGGTTGCAAAATGAGCCTTCAAACAATTCTTTCTGTGGCTGAGTCTGTCAGCATTAATGACCACAAATTCGCTGGTCAAATGATGTCGAGGAATATGCGAATCAGCACCTCGGAAATTCTGACTGTGCAGCCATTTCAATTCAACATTAAGCCAATGAATTATTTGTTGTACTCGCAAAACCGTGAGGTGCTTTCGACTTTGCGAGAGGCTGATCGAATTACTGAGCAGTACATAAATTTTGGTTCAACTGGCTGGCTGAACTACATCCGCTATCAAGGCGATATGACTCAAGCTCAGATCGGTGCTTGCCAAATTCAAACATCGTCTGCAAACAAGACTATTGTTCTTGGCTCTTTGCCGGCAATTAGTTCTGGCTCATTTATTGTCAAGGTTGGCGACTTCATTCAGATTGGTCGCTACTCGTACATTGCCACTGCAAACGTCACAAGAGGTTCTTTGGCGACAGTTGACATTCCTGTTCACCGAACTCTTTTGAGTACCGTCACGGCTCCTGTAGCCGCCGTTATTGGTCAATTTGGAACTTTGACATTTGGAGCAACTGCGTACACTGGCGTGACATTCCCTGTTGTGTTGAGAGAGTATCCAATCTACACTCTTGTTCCAATGACAAACGACAGTTTCATTCAATGGGATGGGCAATTCAGCGCAGTTGAGGTTGTGACATGAACGAAATTTTGCCTTTGGTCAATACAAATGTGGTTCGTTATGCGGACTTTTTTAAATTGACAACTCCGTCAGGCACTTATTATTTCTCAACAGCACCATACGATATTACTGTTGCTGGTATTGGGACATTTACGGCGCTTGGGCAACTTGTTCAAGTGAGTTCGGCGCAGCGAGACATTAAAAGCACAGC